CTGGGACCCGGCCGATGCCGGTTTCGCCGCCGTCAAGAACGCCTACCTGAACAGCGAGCTGATCGCTTTCAAGGCGCTGGACCAGGCCGGGGGCACGGGTGTGGACGCGGACTTCAGCATTACCGGTTTCACGCAGAGCCAGCCGCTCGAAGAGGCGATCACGGTCAGCGTGACCGCCAAGCTGGCGGTGTTCCGAGCATGGACGTAAGCCAATGAAGACCTTCAACGACAACGCCGGCCGGACCTGGACGATCGCGATCAACGTCGACGCGATCAAGCGCGTCCGCTCTCTGCTCGACGTGGACCTGCTCGAGATCGTCGACGGCAAGCTCATCGAACGGCTGATCCGCGATCCCGTGCTGCTGTGCGACGTGGTCTACGCCGTCTGCAAGCCCGAGGCCGACGCGAAGGACGTGAGCGACGAGGAGTTCGGACGCGCGATGGCCGGCGACGCGATCGAGCACGCGACCAAGGCTCTGCTGGAGGACCTCGTGGGTTTTTCCCCGAGCCCGAGGGATCGGGCGAACCTCCAGCGCGTGCTTCAAACGACGTGGAACGTGATGGACAAAGCCCGCGACCTGATCGAGCAGCGGATCGAAAGCGGCGAGCTCGAGAAGGTCGTCGAGCGGGCGCTCGCGAATGCTGGCAGCTCATCTGGCGCTGCGCCGGCGTCGTTGGAATCGACCCCGGCAGGTTGACGCTGCGCGAGCTGCTGGCGATGGCGGACGGCCGTTCGCGCGACGAATGGGCGCGCATGAGTGCGTTGATGGCGCTGACCGCCAACTGCCATCGCGATCCGAAGCGGTCGCGGGCGCTGAAGCCGAAGGACTTCGACCCGTTCGCCCGGGCGGCCCCGCCGCTGAGGGTCGGCGTGGACGTACCGAAGGACGTGTTCATTCATGGACGAGTTCCGGACTTTCAACAAGGAGGTTGAGTCATGTTGCTTGCATCGCTGGTGCCGTCGCTGTCGGGCTTTCGCTGGATCGGCTACCTGCTGACGCTTCTGTCCGGCGGGTGCCTGCTCGGCTGCGCGAGCCTGAATCCGCAGCCGCCGATCGAGGCCTTCGCCAACAAGCTGGCCGACGAAGCCATCATCCCCGCGGTCCGCGAGGGCCTCTCGCAGGGCGTCGAGCACCTGACCATCCAGGCCGGCGCGCAGGGAATCAACCCGACGTACGCGGTGACCTTCGAGGGCAAGTGGGTGGTCGGCGTCGAAGGCCGCGCCACCGTCGGCGTCGAAGGCGTTGCCGGCCAGCTCCAGATCTCCAGCACGAGCACGGAGGAGACGGAGACGAGCCCGCATGCGAAGGAGAGCGACAATACCGCAATCCCCGCCGCGGGGCCGGGATCGGCGGGATCGGCGTCGGCGGCGTCGGCTGCGCCGCCGTCGACGGTCACCGTGAAGATCACCGACGTCGACGCCGACGAGAACAAGGGTTTCGGCCGGCTCGAGGATGGGACGCTGGTGGTCGTGCTCGGCGCGGCGGACAAGCTCGGCCAGACCGTGACCGCCGACGTCATGGCCGTGGCGGCTACCCGCGCGGGCCGCCTCATTACGGCGCGGGCGCCGAACGGAAACTGACATGCCCGCGCGCCTGATCATCGCCGTCTTGTTCGCCGGAGCGCTGCTGGGGTGTGCCGCGAGCACATCCCGGCAGCGGCTCGACTTGGCGCCTCTGGGCGGCGGCGTGGTCCCGGCTGCTCCACCGACCACACAGCCGGCCGCCAACGCCGACGCGATCGACGTGCAGCAACTCAGCGGCCAGATCGTCGCCGGTGTGAAGGCCGAGCTGTCCAGCCAGATCGAAACGGCGATCCACACGACGCTGGCGGCGCAGGTGCAGGCGACGGGCGTCGGGCGCGACGTGACCGGTTACCACAGCGAGTTCGGCGTCGGCGCGACGCTGGTCGTGACGCTGACGCTGATACTCGTCGTCGTGCTGAGTCACCGACGCGAGGTACTGCGCATCAACCGCAACGGAAAGCAGGCGTCCTGAGCACGGAGGCTCATCATGGCGACCTACACGTTCACCAGCGGCAGCGTGCTTCAGAGCGGCGCGACGCAGGGTGCGCTGGCCGGTGAGACGGTCAACGCCGGCGAGTTCGTCTACCTCGACCCGTCCGACGGCAAGGCGCGTAAGGCCGAGTGCGACGCGACGGTCGACAAGGCCAAGGTCGCGGGCATCGCGGTGAATTCGGCGGTCGCGGGCCAGCCGCTCAGCTACGTCGCCAGCGGCGAGGTGACCGTCGATGCGACGGCGTTTCTCAGCACCGGCCTACTGCTCGTCCTCTCGCCGACCGCCGGCAAATGCATGGACGTGGGTGACATGGTCGACACGCAATTCGTGACCGTCATCGGCTGGTCGACTGCGGCGAACAAACTCAAGATCGACCTGGCCCACAGCGGCATCCAGAGGGCGCTCAACCCGTGATCGACATGCGGATCAAGCATCTGTTCTTCGACCGCCAAACGGTCGTGCGCGCCGTCGACAAGGCGAAGCGTCAGGCGCTTTCGCGCGCCGGCGCTTTCATCCGCACCACGGCTAAACGCAGCATCCGCAGCCGCAAGGGCGCCTCGCCGCCGGGCCAGCCGCCGCACTCGCACACCGGTCTGCTCAAGCGATTCATCTTCTTCGGCTACGACCCGAGCACCGAATCGGTTGTGGTCGGCCCAGCCAAGATCAACCGCTCGACCGGCGCGCCGCACATCCTGGAGTTTGGCGGCGGCGTTGTGGCGAAAAAGCCTCTGCTCGTGCCGGTCGGCAACACGGGCCGCGACAAGAAGGGACGCTTCACGGCGCGTCGGCTCAAGCGCATTCCCGCCGGTACGCGCCTGAAATACAAACCGCGCCCGTTCATGGGACCGGCGCTGGAGAAGGAGCGCCCGAACCTGCCGAAGACCTGGGCCAACAGCGTGCGGGGAGGCTGACGCATGGCCGCCGCACAGGGCATCCGGGCCGGACGGGCGTTTGTCGAGCTGGGCGTCAGCGACAAGCTGACCGCCGGGCTGAAGAAGGCCCAGCGCCAGCTTCAGACGTTCAGCGCCGGCGTGCGCTCGATCGGCCAGAAGCTCGTGGCCGCCAGCGTCGCGGCCGCGACGCCCCTCGCAATCAGCGGCACGGTCTTCGCCGGGTTCGAGCAGCGCATGGCGCGCGTGCGCGCGCTGTCGGGCGCCACCGGAAAGGACTTCGAACGCCTCTCGAACGAGGCCAAGCGCCTCGGCGAGACCACCGTCTTCAGCGCCAGCCAGGCCGCCGACGCGATGTCGTTCTTTGCGTTGGCCGGCTTCGATGTCGAGCAGATCCTCAAGGCCATCGGCCCGACGCTGAACCTCGCCGCCGCCGGGCAGCTCGAGATCGCCCAGGCCGCCGATATCGCCGCCAAGATCATGGCCGGCATGGGCATCGAGGCCGATCGTCTCGGCAACGCGGTTGATGTGCTCACCAAGGCGATGACGACCGCCAACACCGACCTCAATCAGCTCGGCGACGCGATGAAGTTCGTCGGTCCGATCGCCAAGAGCGCTGGCGTCGCGTTCGAGGAGATCGTCGCGGCGATCCAGCTCCTCTCCAACGCGGGCATCCAGGGCGAAATGGCGGGCACGACGCTGCGCGGCGCGATCCTCGCGCTCACGAGCCCGAGCAAGGAGGCGGCCGACAAGCTGAAGGAGCTCGGCGTCAACGTGACCGACGCGCAGGGCGACGTGCGGCCGCTCGCCGACATCATCGACGACCTCAATCGCGCGCTGGAAGGCATGGGCACGGGAGAGCGGCTGGATGTGCTCGGCCGCCTGTTCCCGGCCCGCACAGCCGCCGGCGTCGCCGAGCTGCTGTCACAGGGCGCGGACAAGCTGCGCGACTACACCGCCGCGCTGAAGGAATCCGGCGGTGTCGCCGCACGCATTGCCGGGATACAGCTCAACACGCTCCAGGGCAACGTCGTCATCCTGAAGAGCGCGCTGGAGGGCCTGGCGATCGCCGTGGGCGAAGCGCTGGTGGGCCCGCTGCGCGTCGTAGCGCACGTCGCGGCGCAGGTGACCGGGCAGTTCGCCCAGTGGGTGCGTGAGAACAAGGCGACCGTCGCGATCATCGCCGCATCGATCGTGGCGGTCGGCGCATTGGGCGCGACGCTGGTCGCACTCGGCGTCGCGGGCCAGGCGGCGGCGTTCGTGCTCGGCGGGATCGGGTCGATCCTCGCCGCCGTGAAGATCGCGATCGCCGCCGCGACGGCGGCGATCGGCGCGATGCTCTCGCCGATCGGCCTCGTCGTGACCGTGGTCGCGGGCCTCGGCGTGGCGGCCGTCGTTTATTCCGGCGCGGCGGGTGACGCCCTGACCTGGCTCGGCGAGCAGTTCGGCCGACTGCGCGAGACAGTAAGTAAGGTAATAGGCGGCATCACCGATGCTCTCGCGGCCGGCGACATCGCCCTGGCGGCACAGATCCTCTGGCTGGCGCTGAAGTTAGCGTGGCAACAGGGCGTCGACGCCCTCAACCGCGCCTGGCTGGAGGCCAAGCGATTCTTCATCGGCACGGCCCAGGCCATGTGGTTCGGGGCGCTGGCCGCCGCGCAGCAGGTCTTCCACGCCCTTGAGGTCGCCTGGATCGAGACGACGGCGTTCCTGTCGAAGACGTGGACCAACTTCACCAGCGACCTGCGCCAGGCCTGGGGCATCATCCAGAACTGGCTGACGAAGCGCTGGCTCGACCTGATGAACCTGTTTGGCCAGCTCACCGACGAGCAGGCCGCGGCGGCCAAGCAGATGGCCGACCAGGATTTCGCCGAGGGCGCGGCCGAGATCGAGCGCCGTCGTACCGGCGCGCTGACCGAGCGCGAGCAGCGCCGGCAAAGCGAGCGCGAGCAGTCAGCGGCGGTGAACGAAGCCACGTTGGCCGAGATCGGCCGACAGTTCGAAGAGGCCCAGAAGGCGCTCGACGCCGACACCGACGCGAAGATCGCCGAGACCAAGCGCCAGCTCGCCGAAGCCCGCAAGGCGCTGGACGAAGCGCTCGCCGAGGCGAAGCGCAAGCGCGAGCAGGCCGAGACCGAGAAGGCCCCGCCCGGCAAGCCCAAACTGCCCGGGGACCTGAAGGACCAGCTC